CTGCTTCGTTAAGAATTTGTAACGACATAAAATTCCATATAGGCATTACTGCTTATACTTAAAAACTATCGTTAGTCAAAACTTACTCGCAGGCTATTGCCATATTACTGGATTACTCAAATATATATGAGTCACCAACCACACCGCTACCATGTGGATTTTCGTGCTGCCCATTATCTTCGCAAAGATATCTTCCATCCCAAACCTCTTGTTGGGTTGCAAAAGACGGTATCCCCTTCGGGAACCAATGTTCTACACTACACTTTTTTAACACTATTTTCATCTTCATTCGGAAATCATCATAAAACTCCTTTCCTTGTAAAAATGCTTCAAATAATACACTCGATACCATATCGCGGTTCTGTAATTCTAAAGAAATAGTGTCACTTTTAACGCAAGTGTGCAGCGTTTTAAATAACGACATGACTTCTAGGGGTCCTAAATAGACTTCTCTTTCTTCATCATATCGAAATGATCGTTTAAGAAACGAACAATCCTCCATTTTAATAAAGGGGATGGATACCCCTTCTTTATCAGCCATTGTATACACTACACCTGACTTTTCCAATTCCCTCTGAATTGCTGTGTGATTAAACTCTACCCTATCTTCAGAGACTGACATCACATTATCGTCTCCATAATTCATCTGTGTAACATAACTATTGAAAAAACGCTCTTTATCAAATTTATATATCGAATAATAAGCGTATCTTATATACAAACTATTTACAATATTATTTACAAATACAGTCATAGGATGACCAGACGGCTCTGAACCTGATACCACTACAATCTCCCCGAAAAAATCATATGTAGGGTAACAAATTTCCGTTGCAATCCCTCTCATGACTGTTAAATCTTCTTCGGAATAACCACATTTACTAGCTAAATACAGCAAACATGAAAAGGCTGCCATAGATGCAGTTGGAGACATTGAAGAATCAAAACTAGCATAATCCCCTGCTATCATGCGGTCACTACCCTTCTGAGTAACATGCTTTACAAATCTATCCCAATCTCTTCCATGCGCGTTTATACCAACGGCGCTCTCAAACTTATAGGGATTTCGCATAATAATCACTCCTAAAGGTAGGAAATATTTTCTAACAATTAATAATCCTTCTAGAGAAACCCCAGCAAAAACTCTAACTTTTCCGCTACCTATTTTCTTGGGTTCATCTTTTAAGGAGCATTTAAATACAAAATGACATCTCTTCCCTGCTAACAACATCTTCTCGCATTTCTCAACGCGATCCCAGACATAATCAGGGGCTTCTATAACATCAGTGACAAAATCACTAGATACACCTGTTCTTGTTAAAACCGTACTTTTGGGTTTATTAATAGGAAATCCACAACTAGTACTCATTACTACTGACCTAAGTTGTGCTATTCCGTCTTGACCAGAGAGAGTTATCTCCTTGCTTAAGGGTTGTATACCCCTCAAAGCACTATCTGGTAAAGTATCAATTATACTCATACAATAATCATTAGCAGCTAATGCCATTCTATCAGCATCCATAGCACTGATCTCACACATTCTAACTGCTTCTTTATGTTTAGGAATATAATTATTAATATTCTCAGGGGGACCCCATATACAAGGAATATCAAATACTTCTTCAATTGCGTCACTAAGTAACGTCTTAACAACGGAAGTACTTGGTCTTTGTCTCGGTCCACTATGTTGACCATAAAGATTAAAAGATCCCTTTTCTAAAAATTTAAAGGGACTCTTGGGATGAATATTCTCTAGTAAAGAAACAGTTTTATAAGGTCCTATATCTGATAGGTTTAATCCTTCTATACAAGCACTATGCGCTACCATCAACCCTTTTCTTCCTTTTAAATATTCTAAAGCTTGGGTGATCTCTGTTCTACACAACATAGCAGCACCACCCTCTCTCGAACCAGTAATACCACAACAATGGAAACCTAAAATCATTGGCCTAGAGTCATAGGTCATCAAGGGAGACATACACATCCCATCAAATGTAGGGACATGTGTAGAATAAAGGAAACCCATTATATTAATGTCTTGTTTTGGCCCTCCATATCTAATCTTCTTACCTTCAGCTAAAACTCGCTGTTCATTTATTTTTGCATCTGGTCCTTTATACAATATTGAACACATATACCGACCCATTTCCTTATCTTTAGGAAAATACTCAGTAAAATCAAATTGTGAACCTCCGCTAGATAAAACAACTAAAGCTAAATCATTATCAGGTATATGAAATGTGTTATTTATACCTATCATATCAGAGAAATTTGGACCAACCGTCCCTGGCTCTCTAATTATTATCTCAACCTTTTGAGCATAACCTGTCAAGGCATGGGAATTTATTACCCACACATTATTACATAACGGGAATATCACCATCTGCGATCGTCTACCCGTCTCTGTGCATGTTAGCACAGCATTCCCTAATTTCTTTTCAATTAAACTTCTAAGCTGTTCAGGAGTAGTAGTAGAACTTCTCAAACTAGGTACAACCTTCGAAATAACAGCAGGGGCCCAATGATCAACTTTATGTTTCTCATCTACAGGTAAAGCTCCACCGGAGCTGAGAGTTTGGCAATTATAAGCTTTATAAGCTTTAAAAGCTTTTTTTAACAAATAAGCCGCACTCATAATTGATACCCCATATAAAGAAAGTTTCATTACTTTCTTAATCTGTTTTATTTTCTTTGTTCGAAGAGTTGTTAACTTAGAATGCTTTAATAGAAAATCTGTCATTCTGTCAGACGCCCATTCATGGCACCGATCAATTCTTGACACCGCGCACCACCCACATTTTGTCGCTATTGCAACTGGGAGGGTTATAGTAGCTATAACAGCGCTATTAATCATCAAGAGTAACATGAAAAACATACAATCCCATCTATCAGTTTTCCACTTTGCGTACAAAAAATTCCAACAAACAGCAGACCAACCCAACATTGAGTTGTATTGCCCAGTTATAAAACCCTGTAAAAAAGGGTTTTTAATGACAGTCTTAATAGTCCTGTCACGTAAATGTTCAAACCGGGTTTTAGTTGGCATATTAATACCGAAAAACAATTGATCCATACTGATTTTGGTCCTATTCTCAGAATCACTAGCTACTGGAGTTTGATCATCTGCACTTGTCATGCCATCATCATCTGAAACTATAAAACTATCTTCACTAGAACTATTACTCTTAACACCATCTCCTTGGTGTTTAATCTTATTCTTCTTAATACGCTCTTTGTCAAAGATATCTTTGAACCAATCATTCGTCTGATATTCTAGTCGTTTCTTCTGCATTGACTGAAACTCTTGCACTTGTTCGGCAAACATTAGATCCCTCTTTAGGGCCTCTTCACATTCCTCTTCAGTTGAATTGACGTAATCAAAATCACTCAAACTATCATTATCGGAATCATCCCCTTCAAAATGTCTCACAGATGAGACTAAGGGAGCAGTAAATTCTCCGAAAGTTATGTTATGATTTGATTCAAGTGTAACATTCATCTCAGCTATATTATACTCACAATTACAAAAATTTTCAAATTGTTTACAATTCTCACATATCTTCATCTTGAAGATATCAGCTGATCTACTTACAAATGACCGTTGACTGTCAAAATGTATTTTGGATTGATGCCCTAAATAATCGAGCAATTGTTGAAATCCAATTTTCTCCAATTTTCTACCATCATCTTCTGCAATGATATAATTGGGACTAGCAGCATGCCCATCATGGACAGCTACTGGCACTACATATTCAACTTTAAACCACCAAGCATCTGGGACTTTATCGGTCCTAATCTTACTTGAATCCAACATTCCACTATCTTTCCTCTTATACTCATCTTTAACAGTAGTAGTAATAAAGTACTCAAATCGTCTCAAAATGGAAACAGGCTCATTAGACAACTGACTAGCACACAAATTTTTTACATTTGTAGTTCCATAAACAAAATTAGGATTCATCATCACATTACCTTTGGCCTCTACTTCAGCTTTTAAAGCTGCAGCAGGAATATTATTCAGCAATCGAATAATCAAATCACCAGGAGATCCTTCCGAAACTTCCAACTTCTGATTCATAATATCATCAATAATGACAACATTAGTATTACATTTAATTTCAGATTGAAATTTATCGGCAGGATTTAGAGTAACAACTCTTTCCTTGGACGATTCAAAGCCGTTCACCATATTTAAATAGTGAATCATATAGGGTAAAACAGACGATTTACCAACTCCAGTACCACCAAAAAGACATACACCAAAAGGCTTCATCCTCATAGAAGGGGCTACATTAGCTCTTTTAACTCTTATTTTAACTTTCTCTAACATGATAAGTTTTGTGGTTAAATTACTCTTCTCAGGTCCAGTAGAAACTTTAATCATTCCCAAAATATCGCTTGTTACTTTCTCCATTAAACTATGATAATCAAGACTCGACATACCCATAGCTTCCCATTCACTTAACAAAGCGTGAGGTTCATTAGCTAAAACAAAGGCATATTCCTTCTCAAATTGAAGTAACTGACTATCTGAATACATCAAATCCCACAAATTGTTGGTTTGTAAATAAATACAACCTCTCTCATAGAAGAATACGGTTGTTTCAATTATCACTTGGACTAAGTCGACTAAATTAGCAACTTTCTTAGCTGCCGCAACCTTAAATACTTCAAGTCCTTTATAGCATAAATTAA